AACAACCTTAGATATAACTTGCTGCAGCTTTAAGTGTGTCATCTGAATTAAATCAGCAAAAGGAATCATCCTTCTTACTAATGATTCAATAACTCCCTTATACATTCTTGGTGCAACAGCTACATAGTTCGGTATAGCATACTGACTAGCTGATTTAGGACGAACCATGTTCTCAGCTAATTCCCACTTAAGTATAATGTTAGTACCCATAACCATAACGCCATCGTACCACACATCAATTGTCTTCTCAACCTTTACAAAGTTACCATCATCCATCATCTCTTGTGGTGGATTAAATTGGTCATCCTTCTCAATCATCTTTGAACCACCATTATCATATACCTTCTTTTTGTATACAATCTTTTTCGTGGTCTTATAATTAAAGTATAAAAGTGTAGCTGAGTCTCTAGAAAATATATTATCTTGGAACATCTGAGCTGAGTTATAGTAGTCGTACCAACTCTGACTGTACTTTGATATTTTTTCTAAGTCTTCATTTGTTAATGAAGGGTCAATCTTCATTAGCTCTACTATAGGTAATGTCTTAATCTCTCCCCAATAAAAACAATCTTTAAAGTGAGGGTCTTCGGTATAACTGTATACTACATTTGCAGGGTCTACGTAGCTAATTTTTACGCCTGAACCCGGTAAAAACTCGTGCTTTGCTACACCTATACCCAAAACAGTAAGGTCGTAGTCAAACCTTTTACGTAGGTCTATATATTTATTAGAAGCAAACAATGTATTAATAGCTTCTTCTTCAGCTATTTCAATTGCAGGCTTATAGTTTAAGTTCATATAAAGAGAAAGTTCCTCGTCATTTTCAGGTAAGTCATTAGGGTCCATAGTAAATGGATTCATCCCTGTATTATCCTGTATGGTTGTAAGAACTTCCTTAGCTGCCATCTGACCCTGTATCATATCCTGATACTTACTTCTCTTAGATAGAGACATAGAATCCTCAGCGTAAGCATTTACCTTAAATAATCTACCCGACATACCGTTAACTACTATGTCAACAAACTTAGGTAGTATAGGAACGGGAGTCCAATCTAAATTAAGGTATGATAAATCTCCATCAACAGCTAACTCGTTTTTATATTTAGCAATAGATTGCTCACCTCTAGCGTATAGACGTAGTCTTCTAAAGTCTCTCTGTTGGTCGTAAAACTTACAGTTGTTAGAATCTTTTTTAAACCATTCATACTGAATAGCTTGACCTATCTGTAATCCAAATTCTTCTGAAGCTTTTTCAGCATCAGATACAAATTGACTTGGAAAACCTGCTGACGCAATATTTATATTTACCTCTTTCATCTATCTTAATAATTCACTGATTGACCCCTTGTTGTTATACTTGCCAAAGGTAATACTAATTTTTGACTGTTTTTGCTCCGGAAGGTAGGTATGCTTTTGATTTGCCATTATAGCTAGCCCTGAACTTATAGAAGCATCAAACTTAGTTCTGTTGTTAATATCAAACCTTGCCCAATCTTCTAGGGTTTTTGGAAAAGGCATAGTGCCCATATCATCAGAATCCCTGTAAGCACCACTCATATCTAACCCTATATGCTTTTCTATGTAAGACTCAATAGCTGAAGCGTGTGATTGCTTAACATCTTCAGATGAGTTAGGTATTCCTCCCAACTCTTTTTCAGTCTTAGATAATTTATTAAACTGCTTGTCAGGTCTATTCATAGAGTAGCCTCTATAACCTCTATTCTTAAAGTGGTATAGCAAACGTGGCTTATTGTTCTCACAAAGTATTGGCATACCATAGAATACACACGCCATAAGAACCTCCTCAAAGAATATCTCAGCAGTCTGCGGTCTAGCTATATACTCCAAGAAAAATTCACTACTAGGAGCATCATCCATATTAAATTTAGTAAGACCGTGCAAAGAACCATTAGAGCCTTTACCACCAACCGTTCCTGATATATCATATGAGTCACATCCAAAAGAACCTATGTGCTCATTTCCGGGATACTTCATTCCCTTTTTAGTTATTATATTGTTCTGTAAGGACTTGTTAGGAACCCAACTTACTAAAAACCTACCTCTTATATCGGGGCTAAATATAACCTCTGTATCTTTTTGCCCGTCCTTCCAATGAAATGAACCCTGCGTAACGTGGTGTTCTTTTATCATTGAATCGTTATAATCAATCTGTTGATATATCTTAGTAAGATTAAACAATGAAGACTTGCTTTCATCTCTAAATGCGTGTGATTCTGTACGTGGGAACTGTCTGTAAAATTCATTCAACGCATCAGCATCACTTTTAAGAGAATCAACTTCTGCATTCCAATAATCTATAGCCCCATTAGAAATAATTTCATCATCTACTCCTAGTATGGATTTAGTCGGCTTAGTTAATACAGGCATACCGTGCTTGTCTATGAACCCTTCCATATTCCACTCCATTGGTATAAATAAAGAATACATACCGCTTTTAGTTTGACCGTTAGCGTTTCTATTATTTACATCTGAATCTTCGTATAACTTCTTGTAGTTACTACCACCCTTTGATAGTGCGTTTGATGTTGAACCCATCATACACTTACCTATTATCTTACTACCTAAACGCAAACAAGTCTTAGTAACACGCCAATTGTTTAATATATTGTTTGGTTTAATCCACTTACCACTCTCATCGTGTACAAGAAGTAACAACTTCTCACCATCATACGAGTTATCGTCCGTGTTTTTCCAATCTATCGTGGTATCTAACCCTTCAAGTTCATCAACTGCAACCTCGTGCATATTCTTTTTTGTAATCTTAGATGCAGGAATCCTAAAAGCTAATTCAGTCTTAGGTTTATCCATACCATCTTGTATAGGTTTAAAGAAAAATGGTAGCCTATTTGATATTGGTACAACCTTATCCGTAAACATCTTTTTAGCATCAGAACCCGTCTTAGATAGTATACCTACCCTTGCGTCTTTTGCTAATGTTCCTGAGTTTACAGCCTCTGAAGAACCCATAAAAGAAAACCCTGAACGTCTAATCTTTAGATAAGTCATTCCAAATGAACGCTTATCAGACTTGCAAGCTTCCCAAAATATAAAGAATACTCTGTTAGCCTCACGATAGTCGGGGTATCCCACATCAATACTTGTCCACTGAAGATACATATAGTGAGAACCCGTAATGTACGTAGGCTCTCCTTTATTCATAAACCAATATCCTTCTTCCCTTCTATCAAACTCAGACTCAATGTAATCAACCCACCTATCTTTAAAGTTGGTAGGCATTTCGTTCCATTGAAATATAGATGATATTTTTTGAAGCTCTTTAGGAAACTCCTCACGCTCCCAATACTGAAGAGATTTTGTAGTGTGTCTCTGAGGTGTTAACTCAGGTCTTTTAGGTAAACCTATTTTAACTCCTGATATTTCTACTATATCGCCAACCTGTCCGGTCTTAGATATATTTATAAAGTCGTATTTCTCGTTATAACCATACAGCCAACTGTGACTACTATTCTTTTTAGATAGTGGTCCTTTAGGGATATAGTCAGGTACTATACGGCATAAACTATTTTGACCTTCGTTCTGCAAATCCTTGTTTGGTATCAGTTCTATTAGGTCCTTGAGACTCTAATTTAATGTTATCTTTTTCAGTATCAATACGCTTAAGAATTTCAAACGCATCAAATATAGATAGTTTCTTAGAGGCTGCTGCATTCTTTAACTTATCTGCAGCCAACTCATCCTCAGGGTCAGGCTTTATAATCTCTTCTTTAGCAACTTTAATTAATTGCTTAACAGCTTTATAACCTGCTTCTATAATTTCTTTCCTTAACTCTGTAGAATCCATACTACGCCTTCATAGTTATCTGATGGTCAAACACTCTGTACAATACCTCATCATCAATTGTAAACTCATATTCGCTATCAGGAGTAAAATATATCCTATCACCTTTATTAATACCTTGTGATTTAAGGTACTCGTTTGGGTAAGCCATATCCCCCATAAGTGGTTCGTACTTACAAGACTTATCTATAAAGCTATCTAACGTATCTATAGGCTTAACAAAACAGAACCTATCGTGGCTATGCCAATTCCCATCTCTTTTATATAGATAGAATTGGTCACTATCTACAAAGAATAAATCATCCTTAAAGTAACTTTTACCACTCTTACGTCTACCCTTCATATCGTTGTAAAACTTAAATACGTTATGGTGAACTAAAAGTATATCGCCTATTTTTATAGGACCATCATACCCTACAGGAGTTTCTACTACTGTGGCTTGCCTATTAGAAAACTTATGTTCTTCTTCCGAGGTGTTAACGATAAATTCCATCCCACCAATAGTCTTAGTGTTGTTGTATCGTTTACCCTCAATAGGTCTTACTATAAAATTAAAAGGAGACTTCATTATGAACCACAAGCTTCACAATCATCGTCATCTATATTGCAAGCTTTCGGTTGCTCCTTAGACTCTAAATCATTTAGCCAATTATCCATTTCTGTACACTTGCAGTTTTCACCACATTTACACTCTTTATCTTTACTCATACTAGAAGTTTATATTGTATTCGATTGAAATTGGCATATTAGAGTTAAACTCCTTCCACAAAACTATAACATCCTCACGTTGAATCCAAATCTTATAAGACAAGGTTCCTTTGTCGTACTGAATTAGATGTATATTATGTGACGCTCCTAAAATGTCCTGACCTACAATGTAGTGCATAGCACCCGACTTGTAGTCCGGACCTACGGATATTTTACGAATATCCATTAGATTTTATAAATTTTTATAGCGGCAGCTCTTGCAGACCCAACTGTACTAGCTTGATACCTAAGTCCCATTATTAAATCGTCTACTGAAAACTTAAAATTTAGCACATCATTTATTGCAGCATTTAATATAATATTAATTGACAACCCTTCTGTTGTAGGAACTTGTCCGGTCACTAAAGCTAATGAATCTTGTATTGCAATACCATACTCAATATTATTTTTATATGAATTAAAGTAAATACTTTTTACGTCAAATGATTGATTATTATTTATAGAGCCTGAATTTACTAATAACTGCACGTAATACTTACCTTCAGTTGAAAAAGTTATGTTTCCTGCACTATCAAGAGCAACTCCTGTTCCTGATTTTGCACCACCTAACAATATTGTAGTCGCTGTATTTATAGCACTTGCAGTTTGGTTAGCGTTTCCTGTATCAGACTCAAGTGCTAAGTTGAAACTATTAGGGTTACTTAATTCTAACACACTACTTACAGTGAAGTTTTTTGTAGCTGAGTTGTCAGTAGTATCTGTACCGATTAACTTATCTGTTAACGAAGGTGCTGTTGTTGTATATGAACTTATCTTTGGCATAGCTTATTTTTCTTCAGGTGGCTTTATTTCTCCCGTCTCAATATTGATAACAGAATCCTTACCGTATTTATCTATTAACTTTCTTTCTTGCTCTGCAGACTCCTCACGAAGACCCGCCATCTTACTTATAAGAGCTTGTTGCTGAAGGACTGTTTCACCTAATTGCATCTTGCACTTATTAAATTCTTTTAATGAACCTTGAAGAGTTTCTAACTCCTCGTTTGTTAAATTTGCCATTTGATTAGATTTAGTTTCCTACAAATATAGGTAATTATTTCTTAGATGAACCTCCAAAGAAAAAATCAACTATTGTGTTGACCTTACTTGACATAGCTCCAAATACCGTGCTTATAAATCCTATCTCATAATCAGATAATTCTATTGTATTCATAACGAAATACTCAAACATCGTGTACGATAAAAAAAAGTAAGCCGATGTGAATATTATTGCTAGTATCTTCTGTATATAACTATCGTCTTTGAAAAGTACTCTAGCACTTTTTCTATCTTCAACCTCAATAGCGTACATATCCCTTTCGTGATTCTGTACAACTTCTTTAAATTGCTTCTTAAGCTGCTCTCTTTCCTCATCCGTTGTAACGACTTCATCTATAATCTCTGAAGCTTGACCGATTAGCTTTCCTATTAAATTCTTAATCATCTGCGTATCTGTATTTAGTATCTCCTTCCTCGTCTTTAAACGCTTCAAGTACTTGTTTTCTATTTTTTTTCTTTGCTAGAGATATATGTATCCAAGAAAAATCAAACTCGTTTATCATTTGGTCAAACTCTATATCTGATTTTATAATCCAATCATAGATAACCTTATTGTTCATTATTCCGTCTTCCCAATATTGCAAATCCAAAGCTTCAGCCTTGCAATGTTGCGATTTAGAACTACCACCAATTGCTCGATTAAGTGCTTTGGAACGATAACCACTACTAACCCGAATAGGACCAACAGCATCACGAAGAGGCTGTAAAAGTAAATCAACAGTACGTTGCAAGTTACGTAAGTGTTTTTTGGTAGGTTCATTATCTATATCTAATCTTTTAGCTGTACTACTTCTTATTAGTTCAGACAATAAAAAGTTCTTACTTACTCTCATTTTTTTTATATGCTACATGAAAATTATAAATTGTATAAGCAAGACCTATAACTAAAGCTGCAAGTCTTAATACTTGTTCTAATTCTGTAAAACTCATACCTATAGCAGCTCCGTTTACTGCCATGTTTTTTATAACGTCCTTATCCATCTTTTACTATGCTTATCATTGCTTCTAACCACTGTCTAATTACCTTTTTCATAATTACCATTTTTCTTTGTCAGCCCAATATGCAGCAGAGCATTTACCTTTAGCTATGTTTTTTGCGTGCCGAGCTTTAAACGAACGTCTCTTTGCACTCATCTTTGAACCTTCACCTTTCTTTGGAGCTCCTGCAGTACTTGCACCTTGCTCACCAAACCGTATTGTCTTTACTTTATTATTACAATTCGTTACAACAATATGTGATTTCTTTGGATGACTTGGTGTTCGTTTAGGTTTATTAAGACCTGATACACCTGCTCTTTTTAATGCTGAGGCTTTTCTTTTACTGTCCATACATATTTTATGTTTGTGAAGTTAAATGTTGCTGATATATTCCACATACTATTTTATTTCAAGTTGATTATCTCTAACTAACTTTATTGCTTCTGCATTTGTCATTAAGCAATTGTTGGGGTAAGTTAGTTTTGAACCTAAATCTAATAATGCAGAAACTTCACCACCCAACCAAGAGCACTCTAGTTCAATTACATAATATTTAGCTTTAGATATTATAAGTTCTACAGCACCCCCATAATTAACTCTGTT